ATGAAAAAAGAGTTTAATTTAAATATTAAGTTAAATGAAAAAGAAAAATCTTCTCTATTAAAATTCATAGATAAGCTTCCTAACAGTAAAACTTTTTTAGTTGGAAAAACTTTTCAAGGAGATGATGTCGTTCTTGCAGAAGTATCTAATGATGATGAAATGTAGATTAAATTCTGTCCTTTCAAATAACTACTTAGAATAACATTTTTGTCCGTGAAATTCTGTTAGAATGCACGGACAAAATAATTTTATAAATACACCTTTAGCCATTGACAAGGCTTTTCTATTGTCGATAATTCCTACAATCATTTTAGGATATCAGCAAAAAGACTTCTTATCTGCTGAGAAAATTGTCGAAAAAGCACATAAAAATATAGAACTACAAGCTTCCGAAGCTCAAGATTTAGGAGCTGATGTTTTTCCTGTTGTATTAAATATTAGCGGTCCTATCATGAAGTATAGTTCTTACTACTATTTAGGTACGCAAGACATGATTTCAATTCTGAAAAATTTGGATCAACATCCGCAAGTTTCGGGAATTGTGTTGAACATCGATTCTGGTGGAGGAATGGTTTCAGGTACTGCTGAACTTACTGCAACAATCAAAAGTCTTTCTAAACCAACAATTGCTTTTACGAATGGTTATATGTGCTCTGCTGCTATGGATATTGCTTCAGGAGCAAATATGCGTATGGCTTCACCTTATGCTGATATGATTGGTTCTATTGGGACGATGATGTCATATCAAGATTTTTCGGCAATGTTCGAAAAATGGGGTGCAACAATTTATGAAATCTATGCTCCACAATCTACAGAAAAAAACAAAGAGTTCCGCGAGTTACAAGCTGGTAATAAGGAAGCTTATGAAGAAAGGCTTCGTGTTATGACAGAAGATTTCATTGGAAGAATGAAAGAAAATCTGAGCGAATCTATCCAGGACGATGACTTGGTTTTCAAAGGCAAAACTTATGGACCGAAAGAAGCTTTGGCAGTTGGATTAATAGACGAAATCGGAACTATTAAAGATGCATTAAACAAATTTTAAATAATCATGAAAAGAGTATTAGCTGTATTAGGCATTCAGGCTTTTGTTTTTCATTCTAATTTTTTCAAGAATGAAAAAAAGCATGTTCGCTTAAATGAAGAGGAACTTCAAAAAATTGAAGATGCCTTAGAAAAACAAACTTCTGCTGAAGATGCTGAGACATTAGCAACTCTTCAAGCAAATGAAACTGCAACGCAAGAAGCATTAAGTGCTGCTTTCGAATTACACGGATTAAAAACTGTAGAAGGACAAACTGTTGCTGAAGCTGTAGAGGCTTTGAGCGCTAAATGTACGGAATACGGAGAATCTAAAAATCAGCATTCATTCCATAAGACGGACGGAAAAGATAAACAAGATGAAGGCGACGGATTGAAAGAAGGTTTTTTTGATCCAAATGCTGAACACAACCAAATCAATAAATAATTAGCACAATGGCAAAAGGAAGTATAAACGTTGATGCGATCAAAAATGAAGTGATTCGCTATGGTAATGCAAAACCAACTGCATTAAATCCTGCTGTTTTATCAAAAGAAATTTTGTTGAATCAGTTTGCAAAACCTTTAGCAAAAGTTAAAGGTCAATGGTCGTTTCCATCTATTTTGATGACGAATTTGTTACAAGCGTTTTCAGATAAATGGACAGATTATGGAACAGCACAGTTCAATAATAAAGTAGCAAAAAACTACCATTTGAAAGTAAACTTCGGAGTTAATCCATACGATGTTTATGGAACTTGGGAAGAAGAATTATACGAAGAGGATAAAACTCCAGCTGAAATGCCAATTTCAAAATATTTAGTTGAAATGATTGGTTCCAAAATTACTTCAGAACTAGCAGCTGCAACTATTATTTCGAAATATGATGCAACTCAGGTTGGTTCGTCAAGTCCTGATTTACGTAAAATCATGAACGGAATTGATGAAGTAGTGAATGGAATTTCAACTGATACAGTTAATCCTGGATTTTTAATTCCTATTGACGCATCGTTGGCAAATGCTCCAGGAGCAAAAGTAAATGCATTCGAGCGTGCATTACCTCAAGGTGTAGCTGTTTCTCAAATTTTAGTTCCGTTGGAATTATTCTTTGATTACGTAGAAGAGCGTGAAACGCCTGCAAACGAAGTAGTAGACTATAACGCGGCCTATCGTAAGAAAACGAAATACGGACGTGATTTAATTGGTGTTCCTGGTTTAACAAAAATGATTGCTTGGGTTGATGGAAATTTATTCCGCCTTTACGATCGTAAAGATAATCCAGCGCAAATCGATGATGTTCAGGTGCAAGATTATGTGATGAAAATCTTTATTCAATTCCATTTAGGATATGATTTCGCAGTTAATCAATATGTATTTGTTGAGACATCGGATGCGTTGAAAAAACGTGGATTGAACGATGCAGAGCAAAATGCATTGTATTACCCTAATGAGTTAACATTAACTGTATAATCTATTTATATGGCAAAAGATACACAAAAAGCTGTTCCTCTAACTGAGGAGCAGTTAATCGAAAAAGAAGCAGCTTTAAAATTACTTGATGAAGCATTAGCTGAAGATGCTAAGACTTTTGTTTTAGATAAAGAAAAATTCGAAAACGAAAAATCAAATTTCGAAAAAGAGAAAGAAGCTTTTGAAACTGAGAAATCTCAGTTTAAAGCTGATATTGATTTTTTTCAAAAAAGAAAGGCTGATTTAGACGCTCGCGAAAATGCTTTGGAGCAAAAGTCTGAAGTAAAATCGGATAAAAAAGTAGATCCAGTTTCTTTTGAGTTTGAAGGTGAAAAATATCAATTTACAGCATCAGCTCCACAACATATTTTGTTGAACGGAAAAGGAGTATCACAAAAAGAAATTGCAAAAGATGATGAGTTGAAGCTTCAACTTATCGGAGGTAATTCAAGTTTAATCGTAAAAAAATAAAGCTATGGCAGAAGATTGTTCATTTGCAACGGTAAGGACAGAAAATTTAACTTACTGTCCTAATAAAGCCAATGTAGGAGGTGTAAAAGCGAAATGCTGGTATATTCCTATGGCACAGTTAAAAACGATAACAAAACCGACTTTAACTCAAGATACGCCATACGCAGAAAGTATTACTTTGACTGCTTTAGAGCCTGAAACAACAAAAGGTTTTAAACGCATTGATTTAGTTATCGACGAAAACGAATTGAAATCAAATTTAGTTGGTGCGAAAGGTAACATGAAAGATCAAGCTCAATTTGACGGAATGATTCCTAATTTTGTGAAAGAAAATGTAGGTTTCATAAAGCGTCACAAAAACACTCCAATGTGTTATGTGTTTGAAGATTCTGCAGGACAAAAATGGGTAGTTTTAGAAGCGTATATGACCAAAGCAGATGCGACTACTGCTAAGAAATATGACGAGAATTCTGGAACTGCATTCAATGTTACTGCAAATGATGCACTTTGGGCATTTGATGGTGATATCTTAGAATTGGCTGATACGCCTGTTGGTTCTGGAGGATAGAATATGAAAGAATTTTTTGTATTAACAGTTGCTGTCGGTTCTATATTGCATAGAGCCGATGGAACTTCAATAAAACTTGATGAAGTTCCTGAAGATGCTTTCGAAATTTGGAAAACAGGAACGCCTGTTCTTGCTATGAAATCAACAGGTAAATCTTTGGTCGAAAAATTATCGATTGCAGAAATAAGAGAGCTTATAAAAATTCGAGAACCAAATAATTATAGTTCTGAATTAAAAGTTTTGAAAGAAGTTTTAAAAAGTATAAATTCAACCATTCGCAAAGCGAAGTAGAATTTCATTCATATAGTAGTTTAGGTTTTTAAACCTCGCAAATAGCGAGGTTTTTTTATATCATAAAAAATGAAAACACACGAAGAAAATATACAGTTTTATCTCGAGAACGGAGGAGATCATAAAATTGCTAATCGGCATAAATTACCAACGCTTCAGAATCGAGCTAAAATCAGTTATTTGATTTCTCAGCAGAAACCAAAAGAATCTATAACGTACCAAGATGAAGAAAAAAAGTACCAAGATGTTTCTGAATCAAATAAGGAAGAAATACAACCAACAAAGCCTGCGTTTATTGGATTTATCTCGCAATATCCAACCGAATTGCATTCTGCTTATCAAGAATGTTACAATGCTTGGATAAAAGTTTGTAGTTATAAAATTCAGTTAAATGATGTAGTTCCATTGGATGTAGAAGATGCCTATCAATTGCAATTGAAAATTTTTAAATCGATTTCTAAATTTGATCGTTATAAAAATTCATTAGATTATTGGAATGAAAACAAACGTATTTTACCAACAGAATCAAAAAAAGATTATTCAAAATTTACTCCTCTTGAGTTGGACCAGGAGCGTAGAAATTTAGCTTCATTAATTTGTCGTCGTCGCCAAACAATTGATAAAAAAGAAAAAGAATTGCCTGTAAAATCAGATCCGAATTACAATAAAAAATATATTGCAATTCAATTTAAAAAAGAACAACTGGAAGAATTGATTTTGGATGAGAATAAGATTGTAACAATTTTGAAAAGTTTGGCTACATCTTAATCTTTATTTGATAGTTATTTGATTTTAGATGTTGCTTAGATAAATTCAAATCTTGCTTAATTATTTCAATCCCTCTATTTAAACTAAAAGTATATCTAAATCAACCTTGCTTAAGTAATTGTTAAGATGTTCTTATTTGATCAGTACGATTCATTGTTATTTATATTTTGTATAAATAATGAATTTCTTTTAATTTATTGTCTGCAAATTTGCAGAATTAAAAAAGTAGTTGTACATTTGTCCTATCAATATCAATCAAGTATAACAAATCAAAAAACGGAAATTATGAAAACATTTGCAACAGAATTTAAAAATGACAACCAAGGTAAATTTGTATATTACAATGGTACGCAAGGGTTAACAGATTGTTTGTTAAATAATCAAATAGCTGATACTTATGAAGAAGCTGTTCAGTTAATGGCTAACAGAGACGGTGTTCCTTATGAAAATGTAGAGAAGAATTACCAAGACTGGTATTATATATTAGAAGTTAAGGAAATCGAAGATGAATCTTTAAATGATCATGGCGATGAATATTTTGAGACATTTGAAGAAGATGGAGAGATTTATTTTCAAGCAAAATAAAAAAAGCGAAAGCCTCTCAAATGAGAGGCTTTCTATCAATATCAATCTCTAACAAATTATTATTAGAAATTATTACTGCAAATTTATGAAAAAAGAATTTATTATTTTAAATGATCGTGTAACGGTTGAAAACACTCGTTTTTTATTGACTTTAAACAAAGCTGAAAAAGAATTATATATTTTACATCGTGAGTATCCACGCTGTTTGATTTATGTAGAGCAAACAACGCCTTTAAATTTTATTGTTGTGGATTTTTTTGAGGACGATTCGAAAAAAGAGGAATCAATTCAAATTTTAATTTCAGAGGAATTTAAACAAGATTTAAAAAAATATTTTGTTTCGCAATCAATCACTCCAGAAGAATTGAATTAATGGAAAACGAAACAATAAAATTCATTTCGTTTTTAGAATCTGAAATGAAAAAACAAGGACAAACTCCAACAAGTTTATCTGCTAAAATAGGCGTCGCAGACACAACTGTTGCAAGGACTTTTCAATTAAAAAACAAACCAAATCTTGACATCATTATCAAGATCATGAAAGAATTAAATATTAAAGAGATTTCAATTTGATAATGTCCTTTCAGATTATATTATCTCAAGCTTTATTTGAGTTCTAATTTTCAATCTCACCATTTCTAAAACTTTATGAGTTTATAGGCTCCGCAAATGCGGGGCTTTTTTTATGCAATAAAATTAGGTTGGTTATAGTAAGGAAAAAGTCCTCCGCAAAAATTTAAACATCTCACCTTTCAAACTTTAGAGTATAAAGACTCCACGCGGAGGACAAATAAGTCTTCTGGTTGGAGTCTTTATTATTTGAAAAGTGAGATAAGCAAATTTAGATATAATATGAAGAATGACAAATTTTCGGAGAAAGAAAACATTTTAGCTCCGTTAGAATGGTATACGGTACAACGAAAAGTATCAGAATTAATACCATGTGATTTTAATCCTCGACAAATTTCGGAGGAAGAATTGACAAAATTAAAGTTGAGTTTAGAAAAATTTAACCTGGTTGAAATTCCAGTCATCGATTTTGATAATGTATTGATTGCAGGTCATCAACGCATTGCAGCTCTTTATATTTTGGAGCGAGGAAATGATATAGTTGATGTAAGAATTCCGAACAGAAAATTATCTGAAGAGGAATTTAAAGAATATATGTTGCGATCAAACATTAACAATGGTGAATTTGATTGGAGTAAAATTGATGAATTTTTTCAGGATATCGATTTAGAAGGAATTGGAATGGATGTGGATGCATTTGATGAGTTCCTGCAACAAAATGCAGTTTTACCTCCTGAAGATGAAGGCGAATTTGATGCAGATTTACCTGTGCAACCAAAAAGTATTGAAGGTGATTATTTTGAATTGATTTCGAAAGATAAGGGAATAAATCATATTGTTTATTGTGGTGATTCTACTTCTGCAGATAGTTATCAAAAAGTATTTGGAGAAGAAAAATATAATCTGATGGTGACTGATCCGCCATACAATGTCGACTACCAAGGTGGGACAAAAGAAAAATTGAAAATCAAAAATGATAAAATGTCGAATGATAATTTCTATCAATTTTTGTTTGATTTCTTTTCGAATGCTTATTCGTTTTCATCTCCAGGTGGGCCTGCTTATGTTTTTTATTCCGATTCAGAAGCTGTGAATTTTAGAAATGCAATGTTATCTGCAGGCTTTAAAATTTCGTCAACGTTGATTTGGGTAAAGAATCAGTTTGTTCTTGGTCGCCTTGACTATCATATGCAGCATGAACCTGTGATTTGTTGTGAGGATGAAACTCCTGAAGATGATCATCAATGTATGATTTATGGTTGGAATAAAGAAGCGGCGCATCCTTGGTACAGTGATCGCAAACAATCATCAGTTTTAAGTTTTGATAAACCTTTGAGAAATGCTGATCATCCGACAATGAAACCAATTGATCTGATTGGTTATTTGATTAAAAATTCATCAAAACAATATCAAATCATTTTTGACGGATTTCTTGGTTCGGGTTCTACATTAATTGCTTCGGAAATGAACTGGCGAAATTGTAGAGGATTTGAATTAGATCCACGTTTTGTTGACGTCATTATACGTCGTTGGGTTTCGTATATGAAAGAGAATAATTTGGCTTATGATGTGGTCCGAAATGGTCAAAAATTATCAGTTGATGAAATACAAGAATTTGATTTGAAATAGTATTATATTTGATTTCTTAATTTAATAAATGGATATAAAAGATAGAATATTAAATAGAATTTCTTCAGTACCTATCGAAATAGAAAAAGAAACATTAGCTGGAGATATTGATTTTTGTGAAAGAAAAACTATTCATAATTTTGAATCTTTAATATTTGATTTAAAAGGTCATGCAACTTTATTTCAATATGAATTTTCATTTGAAAAGTTTAAGAAATGGTGTGATAATTATGGAATTGATGTTGTTGAATCCTATAATTCTCCAAGACATTTAGTGATAAGAAAAATATAGTTAAACCGCTCATTGAGCGGTTTTTTTATGTCCTTTAAACAGCGGATTTGTACTTTTAAATTCGTTGTATGGATATTGTAAAATTTACAAAAGATAATTCATTTCAACGCATTAAAGCGTGGTATGTCAACGAAAATTCAGTGACTTTATCTGATAAGGAAGAGAAATTGAAAGATCGTTTGATGCATATCTGGAGTCTACGAATCAACAATAAATACACGCAACATCAAATCATTCAGATAATTGTTCGTGATTACAAAGTTTCTCACGCAACTGCTTATCGTAATTATCCATTGGCAATGCATTTATTTGGTGATTTGGATCAGTTAAACCTTGCGTCTGAACGTATGGTTTTAGCAGAAAAGTTTGAGAATTTGTATCAAATGGCTTTGAAAAAAGGCAACGAAGATGCGGCGGTTAGAGCTTTGACTCAATTAAAATCATTATATAATTTTCACGACACTTCTCAAAAAGTTGATCCTAAGAAATTGGAAGCATCTGTCTTTAAAATGATTCTTCCTCGTCCAGTTAAAAAAATGTACAAAAACATGAGAGAAAAAGGTATTGTGGATCTTATGTGTATCGGAGCTGAAGATGTAGAATGGAAATCTGCTGAAGATAACGAAGAAATTGACGAATACGATGAGTAGAGGGTTGAGTCGTTACAATATGCCTATCCGCGAAGTTGAATTAAACTTAATGCAAGCCGCTGTTGTAGATGCATTGGATGATGGTATAAAAAATATTTACGTCGAAGCATCTCGTGGGGCTGGTAAATCGACTGTTTTAGGCAAGGTAATAAAGGAATGCGTTAAACAAATGCCTAAATCTACAGGTATCATTGTTGGGGAAACATTCGTCCAAATAAAATCCAGAACATTGCCGTCTACTAAAGAAGGTTTAGCAATGTTTGGTCTATATGAAGACATAGATTATGTTGTTGGGCGTTGTGGTAAAAGTTTAGGCTTTGAGATGCCATTTCAAGCGCCTGATTCATGGCATAACGTGATTCATTTTAGTAATGGAGCAATTGCAGTTTTGGTTTCGTTGGATAATCCGAACTCTGGACGTGGATTAAATGCTTACTGGGTGGTTGGAGATGAAGCTGCTTTATTAGATTATACAAGATTATTTAATAATGTTTTGACGACTAATAGATCGGTAAAAAAAGAATTTGCTAATAGTAAATTACTTAATGCTGAAATATTTGTTTCGTCTGTTGCAATGACTTCTAAAGGTGATTGGTTTACTAAAGGTGAAATTTTTGCGAAAGAAAATCCTAAAACTGCAACATTTATTAAAGCTAATGCTTATGTAAATGCTTATAATTTAAGAGCAGGTTGGATTGAAGATATGGAAAAGAAGGCTTTAAGTAAAATATTATTTAGAGCTGAGATTCTTAACATTCGCCCTAAAGGAGTGCAAGACGGGTTCTATGGACAACTTAAACCTAATATACATTACTATCAATATAAATACAATGTAGATTTACTTGGAGGTGTAGCTGATGATTTCAAACCATCATGTAAGTATGACAATGATTTGGTGCGTGGAGTTCCTCTCCAGATGAATCTTGACTTTGGTGGGAAGATAAACTGTATGACGGTTTCTCAATATTTGAAGTCGTTGAATACTGTCAACTTCATTAAAGAATTCTATCGTAAGCATCCTGATATCTTAGATGATGTTGTTCAAGATTTTATTGATTACTATGAACCACATAAGGCTTCATGTAAGGAAATTCACATCTACCGTGATAAGTCAGGAGCTAAGAAGGAAGCTAATAGTAAGACGACATTGGTTGAAGATGTTATCAATAAACTTCGAGCTGCAGGATGGAAAGTAACGGATAAGACTCCGAACACGAACAACCCAGGGCATTTGGCTAAGTATAAATTAATCAACTATATTTTCGCAGAGAATGATGTGAGATTACCTGTTGTTAGAATCAATGCAGATAATTGTCCAAATCTAATTATCTCAATGGAAAATGCTCCATTGAAAGGTGATGATGCTTTCGAAAAAGATAAGTCGAGCGAACGAAGTAAAAATATTCTTCAAGAACATGCGACTCACTTCTCTGATACGTTAGACTATAACTTGTACTGGCAATTCTGGCACTTAATCGACTCAAGGTATCAGTCATCTTACTTAGTTACGAATCTACATGGATAGATTTTAAAAATATATTTTTATTTAAAATTAAACATAATATCAAACCCGCTACGTCAGCGGGTTTCATTATTACATATATCGTTTTTTTTAAAAACTGCAATTGTAGAAATCAATAAGGCGGCCGTGTGGTGCTCACTCGGGTTTTGAGAATTACGACCGCTTTTTATTACTTACTTTTTTGATACTCAATTATAAATAAAAAAAATAATGAGAATGAGGGGTGTAAATTGATAAGTAAAAGTTTAGTCCTTTCATTTAAAAGCTGTTCGAACAATATTCGCACTATGCAAAAATCAATTTTATTGAGTCAAGTTCTCAGCGAAATGCGAAAATTGGACGAGCGAAAAAATCCGATTCCTTTCACTATTTCAATTCGGACTTTTAACAAGCAAAACAAATCAGGCGGTCGATTTGTAACATACGAAAATGCTACACTAATGCAACCGCCTAAAACTGCTGGCGCTGTAAGACTTTCACAAGATATTGATTTCAAAAATCCAAATCATTGGAAAAATAGAACGCGAAATATTAAAACGAATGAAGGAATTAAAAAAATACACATTCTTTTCATTATCAAGTTTAACGGATTAGATGTCATTTTATAATGAAAATTTCAAAAGATATATATGCAGTAGGTGGTCGTAAAAATGGCGCTGTTGTCTTATTCAATAAGTCAAAAGACGGACCAAAACACACAGATTTTAACCAAAATAATGTTGATACTTTAGTTGATAATAAATGGCTTCCGTGGGGAAATGATAATTTATATCCTCAAAATTTTTCTAAAAAATTTAAAAAAGCTGGTGTAGCAATTGGTGGCGTTGATGTGTTAATTGCTGCGCATTTTGGATCAGGATTTCAACTTTTTCAAGGGATTGAAACTAAAGACGGAATTAATTTCCGTGAGCGGCTTCCATCTTCTTTTCCTGATATTAATGACTTTTTAAACAGAACCAAATACAATGCTTTCAATTCTGACATTATTGTCGATTTTGAGACGTGGGGAATGGCTTTTCCTACTTACCTATTGTCGCCAAACGGTGATAAAATAATTTCTGTTCGTCGAACAAAAACTGCAGATATACGTTTTGAAGCTCCAGATAAATTTGGAATTATCAATCATATTGGTGTAAATACGGATTGGGAAAATTATAAAAAAGAAAACACTTCTGTAATTCCTTGTTTTTCTTCAAATATTCCGATAGATGAAATAAAAGCGTATTGTAAAGAGAAAAAGATTTTTGAATTTACGATACCTGTTATTGAAACTTTGTTGGTTGAGAAAACCTACGTTTCAAAAGGTTGGCATTCATCATTTAAAAATGGTTGGATTGATGTTGTGTTGGCACTTCCTGAATTTAAAAAATTAATGTTCGAGCAACAACTCAACATTAAATATATTATCCATATCGCGGACGATTATTTTGCACATGTATATGGAGATGATTGGAATAATTTTACACCTGAAGAGCGTCAAGCAAAACGAGATGAATTAATTGATTTAATTGATTCTGAGTTAAAATCAAATAAAGGTTCTGGTAAATCGTTGATTTCTCCATTTTTTCGTGATCGTGATACGGGGAAAGAGATTAAAGGAATTCAAATCGAAGAAGTTCCACAACCTCAATCAAATGGTGATTTCTTGTTAGATGGTTCTGCAGCTAATTATGAGATTTTGACGCCAATGGGAGTAGATCCTTGTTTAATTAATGGTGGCGCATTTGGAGGTAAATCGTTGAGTGGATCAGGATCTGACAAACGAGAAGCGTGGACGATTCTTTGTGCGAAGTTTCCGATTAAGCAAATGCGTACGTTGGCAATTTTCGAAAACATTAAATATTGGAATAATTGGGATCCGACAGTTTTTGGAAAATATCCAATGATGAACTTAACAACTTTGGATAAAAATCCAAACGGACAAGAGAAAATAATCAACTAATAATTGCGTGTAAAAGTGCCAAAAAAAAAGTTTAGAAAATGGAATATTTTATCAATCAGAACGAATTAGAAAACTATTTAATCTTACCGCAAAATTTCGATTGGGGTTTAGTTGATCAAGAATTAGGTTTTCGTAAAATTTTTGAAGTTGTTCCTGAAGAAATTTATCTGGAGTTAAAAATATCACAACCCGAAATTTTCAGATTATTGACAAAAGCCGCTGTTCATTTCTCATTTGTACTCAACATTCCGAAAATTAAAGTGCATATCAGTAGCACTGGTATCGAACAATTTTCTCAAGAGAAATTAAAAACCGCACCTTGGTGGGATGTTCGCGATTTAGGATTAGCGTTGTTAAAAGCTGGAGATTATTATTTTTCAAATGCAATAGATTTGATATCAAAAAATGAAGAATTGAAAAATAAACTTCCATTTTTCGAAACGATAAACGACTATATTTCTACTCCATCAGTATTCAATCAAATTTATTCAATTAATCATTCTGTCGAAGTGTTCTCCTTGCTTCAGCCTTACATTAAGCAAGCAATTAATCTGAAAGTATCAGAATTAATAGACAAAGAATGTTTTGATCAGATTTTAGAAGACAAAGATTTGAAAGAAGCTTTTCATTCTGCAATAGTGTTCTATGCGTTGCATTATGCGAGTTTATTGCCTCGTTTCGTTTTCATGCAAAATGCAGTTGTTGTTCAATATGAGGAACTGCCTTGGCAAAAATCGCAGGTGTTGGATGCACAATCAAAATTAATTGCTGGACAAAACTTTTTGTATTTAGCAGATAATAGTTTGAAGATGGTCACAAATTTTATCAAAAACAATAAGGATCAATTTCCTTGTTATACCAAAGGCGCATCTGCCTACAAAATAAGAGCAAAACAATCAGGATTGTTTTTATAACAGGTATTAAATCCGTCCTTTTAGACTACGTTATGTAGTCTTTTTTTTGTCTTGTGATGAATAGTTTTGAAGGTGTTAACGTAGAGGATTTAACGCATTGTCCACAAGACAATTTTGCATCGGGAATAAAGACAAAAGTCTATTATGCTCCAACTTCATATTTTGATAAAATAGATTTACCAACGCTAAAAAATACCTATGATGATTTTGTAAGTATTGCGAAAAACGGAATCGAATTCCGAGGCGGCGGTTGGAATAGCATTGATATATTGATTGGTGAAAACGAATTGAAACAAACATTATCAGGATCACTACAACGCAAAAAATCTAAAACAGAATTAGAATTTCTGATCCTTGGATTTCGTACAAAGGTTTTAGGATTTATTGAAGCGCACAAAAATACACCGATGATTTTTGTGGTGGTAGATGCTGTTGGGAATAACTGGGTGATTGGTAATCTACGCAATCGTGCATTTATGGATAATGCTGATGTTTCTACACAAAAAAAATATGAAGACAATTCGGGAGCGGTTGTAAAAATTTCTGCGAACTCTGCAATTTTCTACTTCGGAAATCAATAAAGTTGGATAGGTGATAGTTATAACACACAGTCAGATTCTACGAGTTATAACTCCAGTAGTTCTTACGATGATAGTTCAACTTCAAGCGGTTATTGGTAAGTATTAAATCCGTCCTTTTAGACTACGTTATGTAGTCTTTTTTTTGTCTTGTGATGAACAGTTTTGAAGGTGTTAACGTAGAGGATTTAACGCATTGTCCACAAGACAATTTTGCATCGGGAATAAAGACAAAAGTCTAAAAAAAATATGAAGACAATTCGGGAGCGGTTGTAAAAATTTCTGCGAACTCTGCAATTTTCTACTTCGGAAATCAACAAAGTTGGATAGATGAAGGCGTTTTCACTCGTGAATTTACATTCGAATTTAATCAAGAATTTACATAATTATGTTTGATAATGCAAAGAACAAAATAGAAACGAATATTGTTCCAGGAAAAAAAGAAGGTACTTCTGCATTAGGACTTAAAGAAACTTTATTGTCTTTTTTAGATGATACAAAAGAAGCTATTACTAATCAAGAAATTTATATCGAATATTCTGAAAACGGAATAGATTGGCACTCAACATTCTTATATGATGATGTTTTTATGCGTCAAAAAAAGGGAGATGGAGCTTGGAGTAATGCTATTAGAATTGCAGGTATTCAAGGTATTCAAGGTATTAAGGGTGATAAAGGTACTGATGGTCAAACTCAATATGTTCATATAAGATATTCTGCTAATAGTAATGGTAGTTCTATGACTACTACACCACAAGCAAATACAGCTTACATTGGTATTGTTACTACTACGAGTTCGGTAGCGCCAACATCAAACACTTCGTACACTTGGGCAAAATTCAAAGGTGAAAATGGAGTACCTGGTATTCCTGGAGCTGATGGTAAAGATGGGATACAATTGTACACTTGGGTAAAATATGCAACTGATGCTAATGGTTCTAATATGTCAGATTTGCCTGATGGAAAAACACATATAGGTTTAGCTTATAATAAAACTACATCAATTGAGAGTAATACAGCAAGTGACTATACTTGGGCTTTAATTAAAGGAGAACAAGGTAATCAAGGTGTACCTGGAGTTAAAGGTGCTGATGGGCAACAATTTTACACTTGGATTAAGTATGCAACAACTCCGACAAGTGGTATGTCAGATGATCCAACAGGTAAGTTATATATGGGTATAGCTTACAACAAAACTATCCAAACTGAAAGTTCAAATTATGCTGATTATTCTTGGTCATTAATCAAAGGAGAACAAGGTACTCAAGGTGTGCCTGGTATTCCAGGGGCTGATGGTAGTTCTTTGTTTACTTGGGTAAAATATGCTGATACACCTACTTCTGGAATGAGTGATTATCCAGATGATAAGTTGTACATAGGTTTAGCCTACAATAAAGTTACTGCAACTGAAAGTGATAATTATGAAGATTATTCTTGGAGTTTAATGCCACAGAATATTGATATTGGTGGGAGGAATTTGATTATTCAATCAAGACTGCAAAAAGGTTTTTTAGTTGCAAGTACTGGAGTCGCTACAGTTCTTGGTCCAGACCATCATGACCCTAACTATTATGACTGCAACGAGAATGATGTGTTCATTCATACTACCTATGAAATTTATACAAGCGGGTACGGAGGAGCAGGTTATATGTGCTTTTATGATATAAAT